TTTTAACAGTATCGCATTTACAAACGTCTTTGCATTTGTAACTGCCCTTTGGACAGTCTACTTCTTCTTTAGGTTCGGCTCTAGTAGCTTTGCTCCCAGATTTAGGCTTTCTGCTCCCAGTCTTAAGGCCCCCGCCAACGTCTTTTTTGCCGACGGGATCCTTAATCTGTAAGATTCCAGGTACTTTCTGGGATCTGAGCTCTCTAATAAGTGCTTCATCTGTGACCTCAACTTCTTCTCCTGGGGAGAACCATAGATTCTGCCCAGTGCCAATCCTCCTGCTAAGAGGCTTAAGCCCATGATTGATGATCTTGACCATATTCTAAGACCTCCAATCAATCTAAGTTGCCAAACTTCTGATACTTGCGTGTGTGTTAAACCTGTAATTAATCAATTCCATTGCACTAATCAAAGCATATTGTTTGGTTAATGCTTGAGTAACTGCTAAATTATCGTTAGCTACATAGGTTGTTGGTGCTGCGACTCTTAAAGCAAGCTGCGGTAAGTCCAACAAGTGTATTCTTGATGTTACGTCTTTTGCTACGTGTTGTGAAACAAATATTGGTATACCATTGTAAGATCCAACTCTGCTGTCGTAGTTTAGACCAGCTTGTCCGAGAACTCCATTTTGTGAAGCTGCTCCACCTTGTGCTAGATCGTAGCGTACAATAGTACCTGCGCCACCATCTCCACCTTTGGTCAACAATTGTTGAATGTTCATGTATGTGTCATGACCTGTCAAGAAAATTAAATCTGCGTAGTTTACTCCATTTGTTAAAGATGCTTCAATTGCTTCATCTAATAATGCTGTTGTAATTGGTACGTTATTAGTAGTTCCGTTATTACTTGCACTTGCTGCGTCCATCCATGCTTTAGTTGCAGTTGCAGATCTATCTTCGCCATATACATCAATGTCTGCTCTGTCTGATAGTGTAGCATTTGCTGCTGCATCAGTCAAAGTCATTCTGTCAATAGATTCTAAGTTGTTTCCTGCTGCTGTTTCTGCACTTGCTAGTAACATTTCGTCCATACCAAATACATGAGCATCTGCCATTTCTTTTCTCATAAATGCAGCTATTCCTTTTAGACCATCATCTGCGTCAGATAGTAGTTCTGCTTTAGTTGAAATTTCGTAAGGTGTTACAATCTCTTTTAGAGTTGCTTCTAACTTTACAATAGTTGGTGCTGTTGTGTCTCCAAAAGCCAATCCTTCGCCCGTTCCTGCTGCAAAGTCTGGGTTACCACTGTCGTCTACTGGACGGGTTGTCATAACTCTCCAACCTGATTGTGTCCAAGGTTCTTTCTTCAATAGCTTTGCTACTTCAGACTTGGTGTTTAGCTGGTTGTAAACCTTTGCTCCGTATACAACGTTAAAAGCATCTGCTTGATTTGTACTTGTAAAATCATTGTCATTCTTTTCTATGCCGTATCGTTTTGCTATGCCTAGTGTTCCGCCATAGTAGGCGTTTATGTATTCTTCCATTTCCATGTTTAGTTACCTCTCTCTAATGCTTCTAATTCTTCCCATGACTTGTTTACAAGATCATTGAAATCAAATTTTTGTTGTTTAGGAGTCTCAATAGTTTTTGGTGCAGGAGTGTTCTTGCTACCTGAATATACGTTAAATCCGTATTTCTTTAATGTGGCTAAGGATTTTTCTAAAGAATCTTCTTTGGATTTTTTACCGTATCTTTTTTCGTCTTCATCCATTTTTTCTTCGTCCATCTTTTCTTCGTCTTCTTCCTCTTCCTCTTCTTCTTCTTCATCCTCTTCAGCTTTCTCTTCCATCATTTTCTTATCTTCTGCCATATCTGCTAGATAAGCCATGACTTCTTTGAGCTTGCCGAGAGTTTGTTCAAGATCCTTGGTAAGTTCATCTTCCTTATTTAGATCTTCTTCTCTAACTGGTTCTTCTAACGCCTCGACTGCTTCAGGAGCCTCTTTAATTTCTTCTACTGGCTCAGATGCTTCCGATTCATGCGTTCCACATGTGCAACTTGACATGACTACTATTTGAAACGGATTATATATAAAGACTTTTTTGATTTCGGAATCAGAAACCTCTAAGGCCACTTGGACCTGTAGATGTTCCCATGTCTAGCCTAAACTGCATACCTGATGTAGTGCCTGATCCACCATCTGGTTTTTTGTATCTCATGTCAAACCTACCAGGATTATACCACAACTCTGAACAAAAAGCCCTGTCGTCTCTTACTTCTTGCCTGTTAGGTATGTTCTCTAATCTTCTTACATTAGATAAACAATTTTCAAACCATACTTTACCTGGTGTTTTCTTTTTAGATATACTTACTCCTTTTTCTAACATTTGCATTATGTCATTTAAATGATCGTTTGTTTTCTTAAGTGATTCTGTACTTACCGTAGTCATTGTACCTTTACCTAATATATCTGATACTCTTTTACTACTCCACATCTTACAAGACCAATATCTTGCCTTATACTTAGGACCTGGATTATCGCAGTTATGTCTTGCCCTAAAGTTTCTACGCCTATCTGGATCATCACGTTTTATGTCTAAATTAGGATCTCCAAACTTAACTTGTACAATGTTTCCTTTGTCATTTTTTACATAAACGCCAAACTTCTTTTTACCGTCATTTAATCTAAAAGGTTTGTTTAACTGCACTTTACGACCTTGGTACTCAGCTTTAGCAAGCCTTGAATCATCATGCTCTTCTATTACTTCAAACTCAAATGCTTCAACTGCACCTTCATGTGGTGCATAGTCACCTACCATAAGTACTGGACCATCTTTGTATGCCATCCAGTGATGTCCTTTAGGCGGTTTTACTTTTAAAGATTTCATGTCTTTTTTAGTTGACTTAGGATGACTAGCAGGCAATAAGTCGTAGTCTGTAGTATACTTAGGATTTGAAGGTCTACCTGAACTTAGTAGTCTTAAGAATGCTTTTACACGACCTAATGCCCACTGGTCTCGGCTACGTACGCTAGGTCTGTGACTGGTAGAGAAAGCACCAGCACCCCTACGGAACACTGCTTTTAGTGCGCCCATATTAGCCTTTTTCCCTTTAGCGTTACCTACTTTCTTATTATGTTCTTTAATGTAACCTTCTAATGTTTTGATGTTTGCAGCACTTAATTTTATTCCACCACGTTGACCGCCAGCAGATCCTCTAGGATTCTTGTCACTACCTGTTCTTCTTTCACTAGGCTTTGCTGGTGTCTTTGGGTCATCTTTTGCTTTAACTAAATTTATACTCTTAAGTATGTCGTCAAGAATGCCTTTAGATTTGCTATATCTTCTAGCTTGTATGGCTCTTTCCTGCCTTACAGCTCCAGCTCTAGTGTCATGGCAACCCAAGACCTTTCTGTCCTTTTTACCAAGTAAACAATATTCTTTGCCCCTACGCTCTATGATTTTCTCAACCATACCTTCTACCTCGTCAAGTGTTACTTGTACTGTAGATTTAGCCATTGCTACTTGTCTTACTGTAGCTTCGGGATTAGCAGGATTATCTCCTACCCAAGAAACAGACCATAGATCTAGTTCGTTAATTTGATTGTGGCAACTATCTTCATCACAAACTTTCTCCTGATCCATCGCTTCACCCCTAATGCTACTGGCTCCTGTAGAGCCAAACTCTTGAATTTCCTTCCATACTTTATTGTGCATGGATAATTTATCATGTATGCCTACTCTGACTTTTACTTTGCCATCTTTTATTTTGTAAGCTAACGGTAATCCTATTGGTTGTTCTTCATGTCTGTATGAATATACACCATATTTCATGTAAAAATCCATAGAATCTTTTATTGTCTTTGTAGGGATTTTATCATTTTGTTTATCTATTATTGGTGCAGAGATATATGTTTCCATAACTCTTTCATTATACCAATCGGGCCTGTAGACTATCCAACCTGTATCGTTCTCGTTTTCTTTAAAGATAGTGCGTACTGCCACAACCCTATTCTAAGATTATTATTATTAAAGTTTTTCACTACTTCGGAGAGAGACAGACACCTTCATTTCCACTGGAACTTTTATTATATAAGAAAGAATATATCTTGTATAGCTAATAAGCCGTCGTACCCCTCTAAAAACTAAAAAAAAAATAACGAGATACCTTGTAAAAGTTCCAGTGGAAACAAAGGTGTGTGTGTCTATACTGATGACTTAAATGCTTCAGCTTCTAGTCTTTCAGCTAACATTAAAGACCAAGTTAATTTAAAGTTAGGAGCTTCTTTTACTACAGCCCTTCTAAAATAAGGTCTAGGTTCTATTCCTTTCTTTCTAATATTCTTAGCAATAGAGTTTGCCATAGCTGGACCGTAGCCTAAAACACGATCAGTCCATTCAATAATACTTTTCATAAATTCGCCAGTTCCCGTTTCTGCACTATGTGGTCCTGTACCATACTCAACTGCTTCTGCATGCGGTAACGAAGTTCCAACATAATACGTAACTAAACCATTTGCAAGTTCTCTAAGCCCATCTATTTCTACAGCTTGTTTAAGTGCTCTGTCAGATCCTAAACCTTGAGGGTATGGTTGATTCATTTGGCCTACTACTTCTCCTTTTATATTTAAAGCAGTTTGCTCTATTGCATCTGCTGTTATTTCCATTATTGCGTCAGGCATCAAATTGAAATCATCACGGACGTTAGTAAGATTAGGATCGAAATCCAAAGTAATTTTAACCATTATTTATATTCTAATACGGCTTCTACACTGTCATCACCGTACTTTTCTTTCCATTTACGTTTTATATACTTTTCACCTTTCTTAAAATGATCGTATTTAGCTTTCTGCATTTTCTGCTGTCTTACAATATGCGGCCCACGTTTCCATTCTATTTCTGACT